CCGTTTGATGCATTAAATTGGATTGCAAAAAGAGCAGTAGATTCTGGTGGTCAACCATCTTTTATGTTTTTTGAAAATGTTGAAGGTTATAACTTTTGCACATTGTCGGATATTATGAAAAGACCTATTATGTTTAATGTCTTTTTTGATGTTAAAAATATACAAAATCAAAACATTAAAGAAGAAATAATTAGTGTGCGAGCTATGGAAGTTATGTCACAATTTGATTTTATTAAGAGTACTCAATATGGTGTTTTTGCTGGTACTTTTATTGGTATAGACCCATTAACTAGACAAGTTAGAACAGAAATAAAAACTGTTGATAATGTTTACAATGGAACAAAAATTGGTAATAAAAATCCGAATTTGCCTATTGAATTCAATAAACAAGGCCAACGAAATGTTGATATGCCTGGATCAAGAGTTGTTGTTGACATATCAACAGCATCAAGACAAACTTCAAAATTCATTAAAGACAATGACGGCACTTCAATACAAACTGATGATACACCACAAAAATTTGCATACGCAAGAAAAGCTTTACTGCAAAATTTTGTAACTCAAAGAATGAAAATAGCTTTGCCTGGAAACTTTATAGTTTCACCAGGAAGAACTCTATATATGGAAGTCCCAACCAGATCAGTAAATCTAGTTGATTCTAATAATTATGATACGACTCTAAAAGGTAAATATGCAATTTTATCAACTAGACATATTATAAGATATAACCAATTTGAAACCATAGCAGAAGTTGTTACTAATTCATCAGAAAAACCATTGGTCCAAGCACCTAAAGTTACAAGTAGAAAAGTGGCTGACACAAGTACAAAATCGGATTATTCTGGTGATGGAAATGTAGTAGATTTAAGTTTAGGATAAGGATATTAAATATGCATGATAATGACAGAGCCAATCCAAATAATTGGACAGGAGTTATAGAAGACTACGATGATCCATTAGAGAATGGAAGACTTCGTGTTCGTATTTTTGGATATCATAATTCAGATAAAATAATTCTCCCGACACATTGTTTGCCTTGGGCGATGGTTGGATTACCAGTTAATGCATCAAGGCCATCTAATGCACCAAGTCTTGGTGATTGGGTTGTTGGATTTTTCTTAGATGGTGAGTCAGCACAATTTCCTGTAGTAACACATGTTCTTCCAGGAATTAATACTGTACTTGTTAAACAACCTGCAAATTCACCAAAAACACCAGCTGGTGTTGTGTATAATAGAGTTGGTGAACCAACAACACCACTTTTAGGTCGTGGTGTTGTTCAATATACTGCGATAGATATATCCAATAGAAATCGAGCTCACGTTTGTGATATTTCGTATGAAGTTGACCAAACTATTGGTGCTATGAAAAATCTTTTCGGACCAATTATTGATAAAATTAGAGATTTGATTAATGGAGTAATAGGAGCATCAAATCTTGATACAACTGGTTTAGTCAAGCAAGTGATTGAATTTGCTAGAAAAGTCATTAGATTTGTTAAACAAATTACAAAAGCAATCAAATATGTTCAACAAGTTATAGATGGATACTTTGAAGTTATAAGAAAAGTTAAAGCTATGATTGCTTATATTGCAAGTTTACCGGCAGAAGCTGCAGCTTTCTTTAAAGAATGTTTAGGTAAATTACTTGCAGTTATAAAAGCTGGATTCGCATCATTATTTCCAGATTTTGGTGGTGAAGGTCTTGGTAGTGATATAGGTGAATTAATAACTACAGTACAAGAAGGTGTTGACGCTGTAACAGATTTGACCAGATCAGCTGCACAAGTTATTGCAACTCCACAAAAACTTCTTGCAATAGCAACTGCACCAACAACAGCATCTGAAGCTGCAGCTGGAAAAGCAGCGGTACAAAGTTTGATTGATGAAGCTGGTACTGTAATTAGCCCATTAGAAGTTGGAACTGGTCCTTAATATAAAAAAATGAATTAAAATATGGCAGATGTTATCAGAGAAGAATTACCAGATAGACCGGATACAGACAATGGCTGGACTGAACCAGAATCAGCTGCATCTACAAAATATCCACCAAAATATCCTTATAATAACATAACACAGACCAAATCTGGTCATATGTTTGAAATGGATGACACACCTCAAGGTGAGCGTGTCCGAATACATCATCGTTCTGGAACATTTATTGAAATGCATCCAAATGGTGATGAAGTACATAAAATTTATGGTAATGGATATGAAATTATTACTAAGAATAAAAATGTACTGATTAAAGGTGTATGTAACATTACAATTGAAGGCGACTCTCTTTTACACGTTAAAGGTGATAAAAAAGAAATCATTGATGGTGATTATAATATGATTGTCAAAGGTGATTATAATGTGGTTGTCAAAGGTGAAGGATCAATACTATCAGCAGATGATATGACAGTCGGTGCTGGCGGTGACGTATCTGGTGGTTCACTACATATAAAGACAGGCGATCACTTGCTTATAACTGGTGATTTGGAAGTTGATGGACATTTAGAAGCACTTTCAATTGGTGCTGTTAGGGTTGATGCTAGAGCTGGTCTCTCTTGTGGTGTTGGTGATCCGGGTGATCCACTTAAAGGTAGATTACCAACACCACCTTTGGGTATATTTTCTGCGACTACAGTAACAGCTTTACTTTCTATGGCGGCTCCATTAGGAACTTTTGGTTTGATGGATGCTGTATTGATGACCGATACAGTAAATACGGCACTTCACAATTGTCACTTCCATATAGGTTTCAAAGGACCTACAGGTCCACCAATTCCAAAAATGATTTAAGGATATATTATGGCAACTCTTTTTGATAGAACAGGTTTTAATTTTACAGATAATAGTGGTACAATAACCACATTACCAAATACAGCTATTCAACAATTGAATACGGCTCCAGCTTTGGTTCCAAATCAATGGATGAAAGATGATTTGATAAATGATGATAGTAATGGTTATTATAAAAACCCTCTAGCAAATTCATGTAATATAATTTGGAGTTCTTCCAACACATTAATTACTGTTACAAATTCGTTGGAGGGTTCTGGTAATTTGACCGCATTGTGGACTACAATTAATACAGACTTGAAAGCTATTGCTGGTTACAATGTTACAACAGGAAGTGCTGAAGCGCCACCTATTGTAACTACACATTATACTGGCCAAATGGAAGAATTTTTAGCTCACACATATAGGATTTCAGGCGTAGTTCCAATTACTGCAAATACAGATGCAGCAAATAAACCATGTCTTGAGCAAGCTATGCAAGTTGGTCGAGCATTAACATATTTGATATTTCAAGTTGATGGTCGAGAAGATAATGCTCCTATGTTGGGCAGTTTTACAAGCCTTTTGGTAGCTAACACAATTTATGACTATGCTAATATTATTGTTACATATGCAAATACAATTAATGCAAGTGTATCTGAAAGTCAAGGCGGTACTCCACCAGACAACATCTATACAATCAGGACTTCAAATTTGAGTTATGTTGCGGTAAATACTATTGCTACTGTGGCAAATAGTTTAATTACTTTGATCCGTGATAGGCGAATACATGATGAGAATTTTTATACTAAGTCCAATGAATTGGTTAATGAAGCTAAAACTATACGCAGATATTCAAATTTGGGAGCATCTGAGGACAATTTAGTTCAAAATCTCATTGGAACTGATAAATTAAAATCCAGGCTTGCTAACCAGTAACATAAATATAAAATGGCAACAGTATCAACACAAACCACAAGAAAATTCCAAGATTTGGATCTGAATTTTAAGATTCATCCGGTCCGAAAAGACATTAATAAGCACGTGGGAGAAATGGCAGTAGTTAACTCTGTCAAGAATTTAGTGTCAACAAAACATTATGAGGTGCCATTTCAACCAGATATTGGTTCAAATCTACACAAATTGTTATTTGAACCATTAGATTCAGTTACAGCTACTCTACTTGAAAGAGAGTTGACTGAAGTTATTAACAATTTTGAGCCTAGAGCTAGTGTGAAAACTGTGAATATAAAATTAAATTATGATGATAATCGTTATGATGTTGAAATGGTATTTAAAGTAATCAATTCAACTAATCCAGTAACAATCAAATTTTTCTTAGATCGAGTTAGATAAATGGCAGATAATCGTTTACAGGTTGCAGAACTTGATTTTGACACGATCAAGACCAACTTAAAATCATATTTACAACAACAGTCAGAATTTCAAGATTATGATTTTGAAGGCTCTGGTCTTAATGTTTTAATTAATCTTTTAGCATACAATACACACTACAACGCTTACTATTTGAATATGGTAGCGAATGAGTCGTTTTTAGATACGGCATTATTAAGAGATTCTGTAGTATCACACGCAAAGACTTTGGGTTACGTTCCATATTCTAAAACTGCGGCCATTGCGGCAGTAAATGTCACTATTGAATCTGGTAGTTCTGTTGTAGACACTTTAACAATACCAAAAGGTTTTAGATTCTTATCTGAAACTATTGACAATAATTCTTACATTTTTAATGTAATGGCTGATGCAACTGTTACTAAATCTGGAACACAATACTTCTTTGAAAATTTGGAAATAAAAGAAGGTGAATTTACTACCTATTCTTTTACTCAATCTGACAACTCTAATCCAAAAAGTATATTTGAGATTCCGGATGCCAATATTGATACTAATACACTTAGCGTAACTGTTAGGCCATCTTCTGGAAATTCACAAGTCACAATTTACAACTCTGTGCGAGATGTTTTAGATGTTACCGCACAATCAGAAATTTATTTCTTACAAGAATCTAAATCTGGTAAATATAAAATATATTTTGGTGATGGATATATTGGTAAAAAAATTAACGATGGTGCAGTA